TATGGTAACACTACAGATAACATGATGAGGGTTAATAATACTACTGCAGTAAGATATAAAATTGGTGGTGCAGGATCTGCTGACTTTACAGTACCTAGTGCTATGACAGATGCTCAACCTTATATATTTACTCTACAAAGAGATGCTGCGGGTGTTTTATCTGCATATATAGATGGAGGGGCCTTTACTGATCAAGCATTAACAGGTAGTTTTACTGACACAGATGCATTTGTTATTGATTATTTAGGTGGAGTTCCTAGTCAGGGTATGCAAGGATGGATATTTGATTTTATAGCTTGGGGAACAAAGTTAAATGATCCGCAAAGACAAGCACAGTATAGAACAATTAATCAAACAATAAGAACACTATAATGAAAAAACTTTTAAGTATACTTTTTATATTAATAACGATCAATGTTAATGCTCAGATATTTGAAGACTTCTTTAAATACTCAACGTTTTATACATCCGTTAATGGTGGTAATTCTATTTCTGATCAAAGTATATTTTCAATAAACTCAGGAGTTTTAGAAGAAGATATAGTAGAGACACCATATGACTATACGGTTACGTTTGGAGTAAGAAAGATACAAAGATTCCAATACGAACCTAAGATTAATTTTAAAGATGGGACAGAGACATCCTTCAACGATGCAGCTACAATTGGTAGATTAAAGAATAAATTTGAATACTTGTTTGAAGTAGATATGAGACGACAAACAGGGACTAACTTCTTTGATCAACATCATATGGTAAGATATGTGGCAGACAAATGGATGTTAAAGACCGAGTACTTACAAGATGGGTTTGCAGATATAGAATACTTTGAGTCATCACAAAGGTTGAGGTATACGAAGACTGGAACTCTCTCTTTTAACATAGGGGCAGCACAGAGAATCTCAGAACCATACGGGTTTGATCCTTTAGCAGAATGGTTGCTAGCAAATGGCGGTATACATTATACGTATCTTGCTATACAGGAGGGATATAATGTAGATGTACATAACAGTGAGTATATGGATCCTAGTGGGAACATTGTTGCAACTACCCCGGAAGTGTGGGAAGCTGTAGTTATACCACAAGTACTTGCAGATTATGTTGTCTCAGAACGAAGTAAGCTAGATAGACAATGGAGTCATTCATTAGTATTTGGTTTTGACTATTATAAATATAAGAAAGAAGTGTGGATGCATGCTTGGGGTAACGTTATACCTTGGCACTATGATGATGGCGGTATATATTCATACCATAAGTTTCATGGTGGACAATGGTTAGATTACAATGCAGGTATGATCTTTGGATATAAAATAACAAAAAGTCTTGGGGCCTTTGTAGAAGGTAAGTATCATAAGTATTGGGACAGAAAGTGGTATGATTTTAAGTTTGGAGTTAACTATATAATATTTTAGATATGAGAAAAAAAAGAAAGTCATGTGGGTGTGGACCTAAAAGAAAGAAGGCATTACCTAGAAAGAAAAAAGGAGGGTCAACTAAAGATGCTTGTTACCATAAAGTAAAAAGACAATATAAAGTATTCCCATCAGCATATGCTAGTGGTGCAATAGCTAAATGTAGAAAAAATAAATAATGGCAGTAAGAAAAACAGCAAAGGGTGCAGCTCTTAAACGTTGGTTTAAAGAGAAATGGAAAGATGAAAAAGGTAATGCTTGTGGATCTTCTAAAAACAAGAAGACTAAAAAGTGTAGACCTACTAAGCGTGTGTCAAAGAAAACACCTAGAACATGGGGGTCAATGTCTAAGAGTCAAAAATCTAAAGCTGTTGCAGAAAAGAAACGTGTAGGTATGGGTAAACGTACTAGCTCAATAAAGAAAAGAAAAAAATAATGGCTACTAAAAAGAAAACAGTTAAGAAGAAAGGTGCCACTAAAGGTTGTGGTATTAAAAACGGTTGTAAAAGTAAAAAAGGTGGGTTAACTGCTAAGGGCCGTAGAATGATCAATAAGAAAACTGGATCTAAACTTAAAGCGCCTCAGCCAGGTGGAGGTCCAAGAAAGAAATCTTTTTGTGCTAGGTTTAAAGGTATGAAAGGACCAATGAAAAAACCAAATGGAAAGCCAACACGTAAGGCGCTTGCTATGAGAAGATGGAAATGTTAAAATGAATTATGAACCGTTAAGTAAAGAAATATTATTAGAAAGAGGATATTGTTGTAATAACGGTTGCAAGAATTGTCCCTACAAAACAGAAAATATTATGGCAAAAAAATTTAAACCACATATGATGTACAGTAAAGCCGGTAAAGGTGTAAAGGCTAATACTATGAAGAAGCATTTAGAATTAAAGAAAAAAGGGTGGGGGCACACAAAACCTAAAAAGAAAAAGTAATGTGGAAAATATTTAAAGATAAGAATAACATTAATGAAAAGAATATAGTTGGTTTTATATCCTTTGCTATTATGGTATTATTTGCTGTTGCAGATCTTACTACAAGTTTTGTATATTCTGGAGATGATGCTTATTTATTAATTAATGATACTATATATAATTCATTTGTTCTTGTAACACTAGGATGTTTTGGTATTAGCGCTTTTGAGAAAGTAAAAAGTAAAAAATAACTAGCATATATCTCAGATATTTTGTATATTATAATATATAAAGTGATTAAAAAAATTAAAATAAAATAAAATGGCAGAGAAAGTTCCAAAAAAGAAAGGTGAAGAAAAAGCAGCTCCTAAAAGAGGCGCAGCAGTACTTCCTGCATCAACTAGAGGATTAGGAGGTGGTTTATTACTTGGTTTTAGTACTTGTGAAGATGCACGTGCAGTTGGTAAAACTTTAATACATCCTCTTAGTAGACTTAGAGGTATAGAACATTTAACAGGAGAAATAAAATTCTTTTTTGATTCTTGTAAAGGTGGTCTATTTACTGGTGTTGATACAGTTACATTAACTATTGCTGATAGCTATGCTCCTGGTTGTTGGAGAACAATTACAAATATGATTGGTGGTAGTGCAGCTGGAGAAACAATGGTATGGGTTCACAATCCATGTGCTGTAGGTTACTTAGGTGAAGCTCCGGTTATTTCTGGTGTAACAGCAATTGATATAACATTTGCAACAGCTTAAAATTAAAACTATGAAAGAATTTATATGTAAACTATTATGCAAGATTTCTTTTGGTACTATTTGTTTAGGATGGTGCTCAAAAAAATGCTGCACTAAAAAATAAAGTATTATGATGAAGAAAAAAGCAAATATGAGCTACGGAAACGGTGGTTCAAAGAAAAAAATGGCATCTTATGGACATGGAGGTGGAATGATGAAACCAAAAATGAAGATGTATAAGAGAGGTGGTTCTTTAGGAATCACTCCTACATCATTACCAGGAGGTTGTGGTGGTAAAAGAAATAAGTAATGAGTATATTAGGTAAGATATTTTCTTCAGGTGCTACTGAACTTGTTAAAGGTGTAGGGGGTGTTATTGACAGTCTACATACTTCTGATGAAGAAAAGTTAGCAGCTGAGTTAAAAGTTAAAGAACTTATTGCTAGCTATGAGACCCAAATGGAAAAAGAAATTACTTCCAGATGGCAATCAGATATGAAGTCTGACTCATGGTTATCTAAAAACATAAGACCGTTAGTGTTGGCATTCTTAGTAATATGTACAGTGCTTATGATCTTTATAGATGCAGGAACAATTAAATTTGTAGTAGATGATGAATGGAAAAGTTTATTACAATTAGTATTAATAACAGTGATTGGAGCTTATTTTGGAGGAAGGTCACTAGAGAAAGTAAAAAAATAAAATATTATGGGAAAATGTGTATGCGGTAAAACAAAAGCAAAAGACGGTAGTTGTGATGGTTCACATAACAAACAATGTGAGGATACAAAATAGTACTGATAAGTGTGATAGTGATACAACCTAAAACAAAATAAAATGGAATGTAATTTTACAAATACTTGGACAGGTAAAGATAAGAAAAAGAAAACTATCTATGACGTGTCTATTAGATTAGGTAAGCTAACTGTATTAGAGTTATACTGTAACCCTGGAGTTGAGCACCGTGCTGTATTGTTTAATTTTGGAGTATGTATCTGTGGCAAAGGCTAGAGATTATAAAAAAGAGTATAAGAAATTTCAGTCATCTAAAGCTTCTAAGAAGAAAAGGGCTAAACTGAATGCTTATAACAGAAAGAAAAAAACTTATGGAAACGGTGATGGACTTGATGCTTCTCATAAAGGAGGGAAGATTAGAGGTTTTGAAACTGAGAAGAAAAACAGAGGGAGAAAAGAAAAATCTAGATTAAAAGGAAGTAAAAGAAAGAAAACCACTACAAGAAAAAAGAAATAATTAATTAAAATAAAAATAGAAAATTATGGCAACATCAACAATCACTGCAGCTCTTACATTATCAGGAGCTGGTATGACTACACAATCTTTGAATGTTTCTAGAACTATTTCTTTAGCTATTGGTAATCCTACTATTGAATCAGGTGCACTAAAGGTTTCATCTGCAGCGTTTGGTAGATTAGGTGCATCAACAACAGCAGGTGGTTATATGTATGTTAGAAATACTGAGCCTACTACAGCAGCAACTATAGAAATAAGATATGGAACACAATCACTTGGTATTTTAAGACCAGGAGAGTTTATGTTTGTACCAATCCCTGAAGCAGCTGTACAACTTGAAGCAAAAGGTTCTTTAGATACTACTTGTGAGTATGGTATATGGACAAAAGTATAATAATAAATAAAAAAAAATAAAATGGCAACAATTTCAACTAGATTAATGATAAGCGGTACTGCTGTAACTTCTGATCCAATTGCTGTAGACTATAGTAAAAGTAATAATGTATCAGCACCAGCTATTGAAACAGGTGGTTTTGATATTGCTGCAGGTGCAGACGTAGAAATATACAATTCTCCAGCAACAACACCAACAAGAACATTTTTATATATAAAAAATACAGGAGCAGTTGGCCAAAACTTTGTTACAATAGTATTTAAAGGTTTATGTGAAGCAACTTTAACAGCTTTTACTATAGGTAGACTAGAGTTAGGTGAGTTCTTATACTTACCTATAGCTCCAGGTACTATAATAAATGTAGCATCATCTGCAACTGGAACAGCACGTGTAGAATACGGTTACTTCTCAGCAGCATAATATATTTCAGAAAGATATTCAATAGCCCATTCATATGCTTTGAACGGGTTATTGAATAATTTTTTTTGATCAATATTCCAGGTATTTTTTACCTTCTTATAGATGGATAATCTCCATCTTTTTCCATTTTTAGTAGGAACCACAGTAGGCCAATACCCTAGATCAATTAAAGATTTTATATCAGATCCTTCCATCTCTCTGCCATTGTTTATAAATTAAATATATAATTGCTGCTAATCCTGCAGCAAATAAAAACGTGTCTCTTTCTAACATTATTTATTTTTCAAATTAAAAAATATACCTTATCTTATTCCAAGGGATTATACTATTGTGCAGTTGTTTAAACTGATATATATATTCTCTTTTAAGTGTATGCCTGTATCTTAAATTACTTCCTCCATATTCTGATGTCTTAGCTTCTTGTATGTCAGGTGTCCATAAAGTTTGTTCTGTCTCAGGGTGATTTTCTAAATTAACAACATGTTTATTTAAGTTGTGTGTAAGAAATATACATTCAGATAGAACTTGATCTTTATAGTCTACATAACGGTTGACCATATCAAACAACTTTTTATAGTCATCTAACCAACCATCATATACTATGATAGGACTGTAGTTAATATGAACATCATATCCAGCATCTATAAAAGAATTGATAGCATGTATCCTATCAATAATCTTAGATGTATGAGGCTCATGTATGTCTGCCATTTTTTGTGGCATTAAACTAAACCTAATCCTTATCTTACCTTCAGGGTTAAGTGAAAGAAGTTTATAATTAACATACTTAGTTGCAAAGGATCCCATAGCAATAGGGTGATCTTTAAAGAATTTAAAAGTTCTTTTCCAATCATGGTGTTTAGCATGTAATGCAAAATCTTCATTACAACTAATATCATATGTAGTAAAATCCGGATGCGTTTGATTAGGTTTATCTACAGGAGTAAAATATGCATGATTGTTTATAGCTGTTAATATGTCACCTGTATTAGTAGCAATATTTAAACCTTTAGCTTTATGCCGCTTCATGTAACAATAAGAACAGTTATATAAACAACCGTGACCAAAACTAGGAGAAATAAAATCAGTACTTCTCCCAGATGGTCTTATTTTAAATGACTTCCTTGCTACTTTACTTATCATCTTCTAGTTTAGTTTGTAAAGCAGCTAAAGCTCTCCAAGCAACCTTGGCAAGGTGCAACACACCGTCATCATCTAAATCATCTGCTTCTATAAGATGTCTAAACAAAGCATCTAAATGATCCATACTTTTAGATTTATCCCAATGTAAAGGTTCACCTGCATGATGCTGTTCATTACCTATACGTGATACTCTTGAGACTTCCATCAGTGCATCAGGAAAATATTTAACTACCCCTGTATAAACAGGATAGTCTTTTCTACATTTAATTTCTAAATCTTGCATATTATAAGGTGTATTAAATTTTAATCCTTTAGGTACTGACATCTTTATATCTGCAGTAGATGTTGGTACCCAACCGTTTCTTCCTTTTTCATAGTAGTGTTTATTGTGTTTACTCATAATTACATATCAAAAAAGTCTGCTGCATTATTACTAACTTCTACATCCACGTCTATTTCAACTTGGTCAACATCAACATCTTGTGGATTTGGTGCATCTTGATGTTTAGTTCCGTGGGCATTTAAAACTTCACTAGTCATAAACTTATGAAACTTAGCTTGGTTTTCCATCCAGTTTCTTGGATGAGTTAATTTAAATGCATGCGTTACATGATTGTAAAACATCCATGCTGTATCAGGTTCTATACTATACTCGTATGAAGGCTTATCTATTTCAGCTCTAACACAAGACATCTGTTGTGAGTCAAGTAGTTTTTCTTCAACATATAGTCTACCCATAAGTTCAGACTGCTGTGTTATAGACAAAGGGATCAACTTCATGTCATTTTTATTTGTAACAATTTCTTTAAATGTATTATTAGCTTTGCCAATATGTGTTGCAATGGCACCAGATACTTCTGAATTAGCAGTACCTGTATGTTTTCTAGCAAATGTATCAAGATCTCCGTGGATCAAACCATTATTGCATACAAACACGTGAGCACCAATTCCACATTGGAACCGGGTACTTTTATCATATGAATTAGTCCAAGCAAACATC